TTATGATTTAGGTAAGAAAAATTACTTATCACCGGTAACATATGGAGAATCAGATCCGGTTGTAGAATTTGCAGACAAGTTAAAATCTACTGGAAACAGTGACGATTGGAAACTTTCTAAAAAATTAGAACCTAAGATGAGAGTATACGTACCAGTTATCGTTAGAGGCGAAGAGTCAGACGGCGTTAAATTTTGGGGATTTGGTAAAACAGTTTACCAAGAACTATTAGGATTTATTGCTGATCCAGACTATGGTGATATTACAGACTTAACTGCAGGTAGAGATATTGTAGTTGAATTTACACCATCAGAAGGAGCAGGATCTTATCCAAAAACGGCAATTCGTGTAAAACCAAATCAAACTGCAGCGACAGAAGATAAAAATTTAGCAGATACTATTGTTAGTGGACAAACAGAAATATTTTCTATTTTTAAGAAACAAAGTTATGATGACTTAAAAACTGCTTTAGAATCTTGGTTAAGCCCAGAAGACAACAATCTTGAATCACAAAACGATTTGCCATGGGAAAAGAAAGAAACAGCAAAACCAGCAGCAACAGGTACATCAGAAAAACAGCCAGAAAAAGCTACAAAAACTGATGATATTTCTGCAGCATTTGACGACTTGTTTAATTAAGACATGGCTAGTAAACGAGAAGATAGAGATAATTTAGCAGGAATCGTAGCAGATTCTCTAAATAAAAAGTTTAAAGACTATAAGGTTGCTTATTTTTTAGATGGAGCAGAAGATACACCCACTGATTTAACTGAATGGATAAGCACAGGATCGTCGATGTTAGATATGGCTATTTCTAATCGCCCTAATGGCGGTATACCGGTTGGTAGAATTACCGAAATAACCGGTCTAGAAGCCTCAGGTAAATCTTTAGTCGCAGCTCAAATTTTAGCAAATACTCAGAAAAAAGATGGATTGGCTGTATATATTGATACAGAAAATGCAATGAATGAAGAGTTTTTGAGAACTATTGGTATAGACGTTTCTAAAATGTTGTATATTCAATTGGAAACAGTTGAAGATATTTTTGAAGTAATAGACAATATAATAACTAAAGTTAGAGAAAGCGACAAAGATAGACTTGTTAGTATTGTTGTTGATTCTGTAGCAGCCGCTACAACTAGAGTAGAACAATCAGCCGATTACGACAAGGATGGTTGGTCAACTGGTAAAGCTATTATTCTTTCAAAAGCAATGCGTAAAATAACGCAAATGATTGGAAGACAAAGAATAGCTTTAATGTTTACAAATCAACTTAGACAAAAAATGGGAGTTATGTTTGGTGATCCATGGACAACTTCAGGCGGAAAAGCTATTGCCTTTCATGCTAGTTGTAGATTAAGACTAAAAGCCGCAGGACAGATAAAGGCAAAAGTTAATGGTCAAGATCAAACTGTTGGTATTAAAACAAAATGCCAAGTTGTTAAAAATAGAATGGGCCCACCATTACGAACAGCAGAATTTGATATTTACTTTGATAGTGGAATTGATGATTTTGGTGGATGGTTGAGAGTTTTGAAAGACTATAAATTAGTTTCTCAAAGTGGCGCATGGTATACATACACAACAGACGATGGAGAGGTTATTAAGTTTCAATCAAAAGATTGGAATGAAAAGCTTGAAAATGATGAACATCTAAAGAAAGAAGTATATGATAAAATTTGCAGTACTCTTATAATGGAGTACAAGGTAGACAATTTTGGAATAGACGACTTAGAACATACAGATGAAGCACCCCCAATAGGTTAAATTTTATTAGTAGGTAATCGTGGTAGATTTAAAACTGCTACGATTACTTATTTGTTCTACGAAAAAAGGCCACCTTCTCGTGGTGTAGAATGTTAAGAGTTAAAAGTCCTCACTATGATAACGACTATTTTAACCAACCAAGAGCCTTTTATGGGGGATTAGCTCAGCTGGCTAGAGCGCTACACTTGCACTGTAGAGGTCATCGGTTCGACTCCGATATTCTCCACAATTTTTTAATAACTTTTCACCTAAAATTTTTTTAATTCAATTAATTTTCTTATATTACCTATATGAATAAAAACTATACACAACTACTAAATAGTCTAAAAAACGACGAAACTCCAAAAAGTGCAGACGACAGAATTTTATTAATTGATGGCTTAAATACTTTTATTAGGGCTTTTGTTGTTGTACCAACTGTAAACGATAATGGAATACATGTTGGAGGAATAACAGGATTTTTAATGTCAATAGGCTATGCAATTAGAAATATAAAACCAACTAGGGTTATTATTTGTTTTGATGGAAAAGGTGGAAGCCAAAAACGTAGAAAGATTTTTCCAAACTATAAGTCAAGCAGAAGGGTAAAACACAGAATGACTAGAATAAATGAGTTTAACAGTGTAGATGATGAACGCGTAGCTATGGCTCAACAATTACAAAGACTTTCTGAATACTTAGAAAATCTGCCTGTTACCGTTTTATCTCCTGAAAATATAGAAGCAGACGATGCAATGGCATACATTTCGCAACAAGTATATCCTAAAAGCCAATGCGTTATAATGTCGACTGATAGAGATTTTTTACAACTTGTTGACAATAGAGTTCAAGTTTGGTCTCCAACAAAAAAGAAATTTTACTTCAAAGAAACAATAAAGGAAGAATTTAATATATATTCTAAAAATTTCTTAATGTACAGAGTTTTAACTGGAGATAGCTCAGACGATATTCCAGGAATAAGAGGAGCCGGAACAAAAACACTAATGAAAAGATTGCCTATACTATTTGAAGATAATAAAGTAGAATTAAATGACATATTTGAATATATTGAAGAATCAAACGATGGAACTAAATTATCAGCAGATATATTAAGCAGTAAAAAAATGCTAGAATTAAACCGTGAACTAATGCAATTAGATGAGGTAGACATTCCAGGTAGAACAAAGCAATCTATATTAGAAATTGTACAAAAACCAATATCAAAGCTAACACAGATAAAATTTTTATCTATGACTTTAGATGACACGCTCAACTTAAATATAAAAAACCCACAACTATGGCTTAAAGATACGTTTGGTAAGCTTGATGTATTTGCTAGAAGAAAAGATAATGAAAGTAAGTAAATTAAGCGACTTTGGATACTCATTCCAAATAAAATTAATATCAGCCTTATTTAAGGATAAGTTGTTTTTACAACAAATAATAGATATATTAGACGGAAGCTACTTTGATTCAGAAGCAAACATAGTTATACTTGATATAATTAAAGAATACTTTAAGGAATATAAAACTACACCTACTTTAGAAGCAATGAAAATTAAAATTGTAGAGATGGAAAATGACCTTCTTGCAAAAAGTATTGCTGATAATATAAAGGCTGCATTTTCAAATCTAGAAGCTGAAGATTTAGATTATATAAAACACAAGGCTTTAGAATTTTGCAAAAATCAAGAAATAAAAAAAGCTATTATTGAATCTGTTGAATTATTAAATAGTGGAAATTATGACGAAATAAAGGCTAAAGTTGATAATGCAATGAAAGCTGGTGTGGAAAAAGATATGGGACATGAATATGCAGAACATATTGATGAAAGATATTTAGAAAGCGTAAGAAATACGGTTACAACTGGCTGGGATGCAATAGATGATATTGCTGATGGAGGTTTAGGTAAAGGAGAGTTAGGCGTAATGGTTGCTCCAGCCGGTATTGGTAAATCTTGGGCTTTAGTAAATGTTGGCGCAAACGCCGTAAAGGCTGGATTAAATGTAATACACTATACACTTGAACTAAACTCAGCTTATGTTGGATTAAGATATGATTCAGTATTTACAGGAATACAGGCTCAAGAACTAAAATATAATATTGATGACGTTAAGAAAAAGGTTGAAACACTAAAGGGAGACCTAATTGTAAAATATTATCCAACAAAAGCAGCAACAGTAAATACTCTTTCAGCCCATATACAAAGATGCACATCACTAGGCAAAAAACCAGACTTAATTATAGTAGATTACGCAGATTTATTGAGAGGACATGGTAAAGAAGTAAGATTAGAATTAGGTAATATCTATGAAGATCTTAGAGGTTTAGCCGGTGAATATGAAATACCAGTCTGGACAGCTTCACAAGCAAACAGATCGGCATTAGAAGATGATATAATTGGAGCTGAAAAAATTGCAGAATCATATAGTAAAATTATGACTGCAGATTTTGTATTATCATTATCAAGAAAAATAGAAGACAAATTGGCAAATACAGGTAGATGGCACGTTATTAAAAATAGGTTCGGACCAGACGGAATTACCTTTCCAAGCAAAATGAATGCATCAAATGGCCAAATTGATATCCATGTAGATACTTCAATACAAGGAAAAGAAACAACAAAAGAAATGGATAACCATAACGAATATTTAAGAAAAATCATGAAAAAGAAGTTTGACGAAATGAACTGATATATGTATATATCGATATTTATTAGTACAACTGGTGTAGTAGCCAGTTATTTTTTTCAGCAATAATTTACAACAATAAAGGGAAGCAAATGGAAGTATCAAATCAAATTCTATCAGAAATTACAGTTTATATGAAGTACGCAAAATACGTACCAGAATTAAATAGAAGAGAGACATGGGAAGAGTTAGTTACCAGGAATAAAGCAATGCATAAAAAAACTTTTCCAAATTTAAAGGAAGAAATAGAAGAAAAATATAAATTAGTATATGATAAAAAGGTGCTTCCTTCTATGAGAAGTCTACAATTTGGTGGAAAACCAATTGAAATCTCTCCAAATAGAATTTATAATTGTGCATATCTCCCTATAGATAGTATTGATGCTTTTAGTGAAACAATGTTTTTATTATTAGGCGGTACAGGCGTTGGATACTCTGTACAAAAACACCATGTTGAAAAATTACCAATGATTCAAAAACCATATCCAAAAAGAAAAAGAAGATTTTTAATTGGAGATTCAATTGAAGGTTGGGCAGATGCTATTAAAGTTCTTATGAAATCATATATGAATGGCGGAGGGAGTAGAATTGATTTTGACTTTTCAGATATTAGACCAAAAGGAGCAATGCTTGTGACATCAGGAGGTAAAGCTCCAGGACCTCAACCATTAAAGGAATGTGTAGTAAAAGTAAAAGGTATATTAGAATCTAAAGAAACTGGAGACAAATTAACTACTTTAGAAGCTCATGATATTGTATGTCATATAGCAGATGCAGTATTAGCTGGAGGTATCAGAAGAGCAGCGCTTATTAGTTTATTTAGTGCTGATGACGATCAAATGATAGGTTGCAAGGCAGGTAATTGGTGGGAATTGAATCCGCAAAGAGGTAGAGCTAATAATTCAGCTTGTTTAATGAGGCATAAAATCACTAAAGAATTTTTTATGGACCTATGGAAAAGAGTTGAATTATCTGGTGCAGGTGAACCAGGAATTTATCTAAACAATGATAAAGATTGGGGCACTAACCCGTGTTGTGAAATCGCATTAAGACCTTTTCAATTTTGTAATTTGTGTGAAGTAAATGTTTCAAACATAGAATCTCAAGAAGACCTAAATGAAAGAGTTAAGGCAGCTGCATTCATAGGAACACTACAGGCTGGATATACAAATTTCCACTATTTAAGAGATATATGGAGAGAAACAACTGAAAAAGAAGCACTTATAGGGGTTTCAATGACAGGTATTGGTAGCGGCCGCGTATTAGGTTATGATATGAAACAAGCAGCCGATAAAGTAAAAAGAGAAAATTCTAGAGTTGCAAAACTTATAGGAATAAACAAAGCTGCAAGAACTACAACAGTAAAACCTGCAGGTACCACAAGTTTAGTTTTAGGAACAAGTTCAGGTATTCATGCGTGGCATAACAATTATTATATTAGACGTATACGAGTTGGTAAAAATGAATCAATATACCAGCACCTCCTTTCTAACCACCCAGAACTAGTTGAAGATGAATATTTCAGACCCCATGACACAGCATGTATAACAGTACCTCAAAAATCTCCAAGTGGTTCAATTTTAAGAACAGAATCTCCATTTGCATTATTAGATAGAGTTAAAAAAGTTGCAACGGAATGGGTCAAATCTGGCCATAGAAAGGGTTCAAATACCCATAATGTATCTGCAACCATATCTTTAAAAGATAAAGATTGGGAATTGGCAGGAGAATGGATGTGGCAAAATAGAGATTCATATAATGGACTTTCAGTACTACCTTATGATGGTGGTTCTTATACACAAGCTCCATTTGAAGATATTACAAAAACAAAATACAATGAAATGATGAATTCATTGACAGAAGTAGATTTGTCAAATGTTATTGAGATTGAAGACAATACAAATCTATCAGGCGAATTAGCATGCGCAGGAGGAAGTTGTGAAATTACCTGATTGGATTCAAGAGTTATACCTTAAAGAATTGATGCATAAAAGTATCAATGGTGAGAAAACTCATGGTAAGGATAGATCAAATGAACAAGAAATTAAAGGAGCTCCAAAAAGAAATAGAGGAATTCCAAAACAAATGCACCCACGAACATCAACAGATCAAATTTGATCCAAGTAATAATGCAAGATGGTTTTGCAAAAATTGTGATATAAATACACGAATACCAACTCCAAAAGAATTAGAGGATTGGATTAGTCGTTAATTGTTTTATTTCTATATTTATATATATGTGTATAGCAGATAATAGTTGTAGTATAAGTACAGATCATGGAGATTTTAACTCAACAAGCTTGAGTCAAAGTGTACTGACTTCCTTGGGACCATACCCTTGGAGGTTTAGTCCTATCTATGCAACAATAATAGACGGGCCATATTCAGGTGACACTGCATTTATGACAAATCTTGATACCGTCATGGAAACAGGCCCAAATGCTCCAGTTCAACAAGGAATGGAAATAAATTTTCCAGATAGTACTCCCAATGGACAAACATCATTTGTGCAATTCTTTGATGGGGCTGAAGTAGATACATCAACAGCAATATCCGCAGACACCGGCGAAAGAGCTGTATTTAGTAGACCGAACGGACTAGTATCTTGTAGTCTATTTAATATTCCTGAATTTGTTCAATCAAAAGATAGGGAAAATGCTTGTGTTGATTTTTTACAAATATTTGTATCAAGTGGAAGTGACCAAGGGTTACCAACAACCCATATATTTACAGATGATGGTTTTGATTTCACAGTTACTTCAGGCCAAGAGTTATTACAATGGCAAGGAGGATGGACGAATCAAAATGGTTTTGTTCCAGCAAATCAATTAGGAATAGGATACAAACTAGTTTCTTGGCAAAATGACATCTATCAATATGTTCAAATAACATCAATGAGTTTTGAAGAAAATAACGCAATTGGGGTAAACTTTCTAACAACTGGAACAAATAGCTACCAATTAAAAAATGGAATTGTTGTTAGAGGTTTTGTTGATGATTATTGCTCATGTAGTCCTTCAGCAAGTATAAACGATTTTCTATGTGGTTCAACGGCTTCTTTCTGTTTTAGTGGATCTTTTTATGACCCCCTAAAGATAAATCTATCAGGATCTGAGTCAGGAATGGGACAAGATGGAGGAGCAGGAACCACGATAAAATCTTGGACAGTTAATCCTGCTAGTGGTGGTGAAGGAATTACATATGGCTTGTCTGGAACAGGAACACAGCAATTAACAGCTTCAATTTTTGAGGTAACGTCTTCTACTGCATTAAACGTTTGCTATACTGAAACAAGATATTTAGGACCAATACAAACCACTCCATTTACATTTGGGACAAGTTCAATAACATGGGAGAATACAAGCTTGGTTTCACAAAGTGCAGTAGTAGAGAATGCATTCAATCACTCAGGATCATTTAGTTCACCACAATATGATGCAATTGCTTTCCATTACTGGCATTCGAATCTGAAATTCCCTGCAGGATGGTCAGGAACCGGCCGAGTCTACTTTATTTATTGCGCAGGAAGTGATGCAGATCTTTTTGGTGGAGGAAATACATACTACTACTCAGGTGGTAATCACTTCCACTATTTCTGTTCAAATTCAGCTGACTATGGAACATTAACCGAATCTCACCCATCATTTAGCAATGCTGCATATAGCCTTGCATGGAAAATAAATAGTTCTTCCTTGCATGGTAATTGGCATAGGAGCCAGTACCAATACGCCGGTAGCATGATACCTAGAGATCCAACTAATGGTCGAAGTGGTAACCATATTTACCCAAGTTGCTCCTACGCGTATAAACCAACAAACATAGTAAAAGATCCATCTGCATTTACTGGTTTTACTTCTGAGTACGATTCGACATTCGAGGGGAATAAAATACATACTGTTGCTATAAATACTGGGTCTTGGTGTCCTGCTTCAACCCCATACTGGTATGAATTCATGACTAACCCAATTGAACAAGGACATCCAGCTACTATCTGGTGGCTCTTAAACTTGGGTCAACACCAATCTGCAATTGGATGCGCGGGCACGTCTTCATATGGTATAGCAGCTAGTGACACATGTTGTATTCAATTAAACATGAACAGACAACCAACAAGAAGTTTTGGGGATCATATTTGCCAATCAAATTTTGGCACAACTGTAAAGTTATCAGACCTCCCATTTTTTAATGCAGACACAATAGAGTGGGAATTGGTAGGAAATAGTCAAGGGACATTTTTATTTAATGATACACAAAGCAATAGGCCTAGCACTCTTCTTTTAGACCCAACTACACATATAAAAGGAAAAGTACGTTTATGCTTTACGGCCTCATCAGATAATCCAAAATGTACTAATGATGCAGATGAACTTCCATATGAAAATACAACGCTAACGCCTAACTGTTGCCCAGCAATAAGTGGGTGCGCAGACGTATATCTTAATCCAGGCTTTTCTGCAGATAAAAACGGTACGCATTGTTTTCCAACTATGTCATTAGCAGGCTCATCTCCAATATACAACTTTACAGATACAGATGTGAGTCAACCTACTTGGTCTCTTGACGGGGCCATATTACAATATAATGACTATACCTTGAACGTAATCACAGATGATGCTGACGCTAACTCTGCATGGACAAATCCTGCAATATTTGGCGCAATTGCAAATTTAACAAATTCTTATGATACTGAAATACATATGAACCCTGATCTCGATGATGACAATAATTTTGGATGGTTTACAATGAGTTTAGAGGTATCTAATGGTCCATGTGTTTTTAAAGATACATCAATTCAATATGTTGCAAAAACCATCACAAACGCCGGACCAGATAGACTTATTTGTATTGGCCAAGATCATGATGGCGAGTTTCCTTATTTACCAACAGGACCACAAGGATTTATTCAAGCTCAAGCAACTGGATCCAATGGTTTTTGGACAATTGTTGCTCCTCCAGGCCCATACTCAGGACACCCTCATATTTTTGATACAACATCTCCAACAACTGAAGTGCGTATAACCAATTGTGAACCAAAGGTTGAATTAAAATGGACTAATAATAGTTCAAGTACTGTAACAATAGAAGGAGAAGAATATGGCATTCAATGCATAGGATCAGATACCGTATTTATGGAAAAGAAAGAAACTGGAACGAAGTTTAATATACTTGGTTGGTCAACGGAAAATTCCCACCTACTATCTGGAGATATTAGATATACTCAATCTATTTCAGCTTCTCACCCACCAGGACTACCTGGTCCGTATGGAAATGCTACAGGTACTTCAATTGGAGATCAATTTGGTAGGTCAAACCAAGATACACTAAAAGAATTGCATGTTTTTGGATTACCTCCATTTACAACCTCTATTCATTATGGGGCTTCAAACGCTGTAACTAGAGATGAAATATCTTTTCAATTGGATAGACCATTAGGTAGTTTTCCAATACCAACACCAGACTTTGGTGATCCAAATAGGATGTTTAAGTGGAAAGATGGTCCTGGAATATTACACGGCGTTAGATTAGCAAATAGTGAATCTAATGGAGGTATTCTTTCTCAATCAAAAGAGTATATACCTGTTGGAATAAACAATCCTTCTCTTGGAGAATTTACTTCTTCAGCTTTTTATTTTTCTGGATCAAACTCTGCAAGTTACGCCGCAGCGAGTGGTAGTGGTTATGGTTCATATAATAAACATTTCTATAGTTTTGGACTGTCTGGTTCAATTGAAAATTGCAATTGTGCTCACATAGGAACACAAGGAAAAATATACTACCATCTAGAAGTTTCAAACCTTAGATTTGTAACTAATCCTGGAGTAGTTGCAGAAGTAAATGCAACTAAAAATGGTATGGGAACAATATTAGATACCAATTATTCTCATTATCATACTGAACCAACATTAAATGTTCAAGTTCCAGTTTATAAGGGCATTTTAGCATTAAATCTTATGTCAGGATCCGTTATTAAAAGTTTTACTGGGTCAAGTACAGTGTATCACCATCAAGAGTTACTAAACATGCCAGCCCCGTATTTAACAGCTTCAGTAGCAATAAGACAAGGAATTCCACAATTAGTTCCTGCTCGAAACTCAAGTCACGAAACTGGACATACAGAAGGCGCACCACCAAGAAGTTATCCACCGTTAAAGTATACTTTAGACTCTGGTTTTGTAAACAACTGGTACCCAAATAACAGAAACTTGACACGACAGGTAGATAATCAGGCTACATTGGTAAAAAACTTTACTACTGAAAATGAATTAATATCCTATTTTCCTTATAAGACAGGTCTAAATGCTGCAGGATACGGCTTAAATTATAGGTGGAAAGCAAGAGAATTGTATACATATAAAGATACAGGAGCTGGCCAGATTCAGGCCCCAAGTCCTTCAGTAACAGGATCCTTTGGAGATACAATGACATCAGAGTCTTTTGTAGAAGCGCCTATATTTTTTCCAGCATTGAGAGCGTATTCTCAATCTAAACTAACAAACCAATATAATGGATTTAACACTCAA